GAACTTTTTCCAATTCAGGATTTTTAACAATAAAAGTACCTTTAGCACCATTAAACGTGTAAATGTTAGCTGGTTGTGGTTCAATCCCTGCTGAACAAGAATTAATACGTGAGTTTGAAACTGTAGGAGCAATAGCTAATAAGTGAGTATTTCTCATCCCTGTGCCTCTACACCAAAGTGGCTCACCATATTCTTCAGCTAATTTACGTGATGCTGCTTCTGCTTTGGTTTTAATATCACTAAAAATTGTATGAGTCCAAGCTGTAGATGAAATAGAATTAAATGGTAATCCTTTTTGTTGAAGGAATGTATGCCAACCCATTACACCTAAACCTAATGCTCTACCTTTTTTGGCATGTCTGTGAGTACGAACCATTGATTCTTTACCATTAGTTTTTTCAATGAATTCTTCCATTACACCATCAAGGAAATAGATTGCAGTTTCAACTACATCTGTATTTTTCCACTCATCATACTTAGCTAGGTTAAGTGAAGATAAACAACAAATGAAACTGTGTTCTTCGTCTGTGTGAAGTGTGATCTCTGTACAAATGTTAGTCATGCTTACATCAAGGTTATTCATCATGTAAGCTAAAGGATTTGCTTTATTAACATTATCCTTAAACATAATATACGGTTCTCCAGTTTCTACACGCGATTTAAGAATCTCAAGCCATAACTTCATTGCCTCAGGATCTCTATCGTTTAATCTACGCATAAATGAATCATCAACTACAGCACATTGGTGTAAGTTCAAACATTGTCTGTTTGGATCACCCTTAGGTCTACGAATTTGCATAAATTCTTCAATATCAGGGTGATTAATATCTAAATTTACTGATGCTGCCCCTCTACGAACTGAACCTTGGTTAGTTGCAATAATAGTAGAATCATAAATCTTAGCCCATGGTACTACACCTTCTGATTTTCCGTTTCCTCTGATTGGTTCTCCTCTACCACGAATTTTTGATAAAGAGATACCAACTCCTCCGCCATAGGACGTGAGTCGCATAAGTTCAGCATTTGTAAGACCAATTCCCCTAACAGAATCGGGGGTATCAATGCCAAAGCAAGAAATAGGCAAACCGCGATCAGTACCAGTATTACTAAGAACAGGACTAGCCAAACCGATCCATCCATTCCAAATGTATTTAAAGAATTTATTAGCTAAATCTGGTCTGTTTAGTCTTTCAGCTACAGCATTAGCTACGCGTCTATACGCTTTACGGGGTGTTTCCCCAGGTAATAAATAACCTTTAGAAATAGTTGATAAAGCTACTTCATCAAAAAATTCAGGGTAATCTTTACCTCTTTCCCATTGTTTGTAATCTGCTATTAAATTGTTATCCATTTTACTTATTTGTTGGTTTACTAGGAATTGGAGTTCCTACTGGGTAAGGTGTGTTTTCTTTAGCTGCTGTTACTGATGTTTGCCCATCTTTAGTTGGGTGAGGTTTGCGAAGTGGAACAGCCATATGGTTCAGAGGACCATAACATTTAGATAATAAAATACCATTTTCTACTTTCCAAAGTGTACAAGGCATTTGAAACATATCACTTTCACTAGTAATTGGAGAACTTAAATCTATAGTAAATTCACGATTTGATGGAGGTAATAATTCCCATTGTTTAGTATCAGAGTTAAATTGAGGAATTGTATCTGAATCAGAGAAATACCAAAATAAAGACCATACTGTACTTGGTGTCCCATCTGGGGTTTGGAAGTTGTCTTTAGCGTTAAATTCTCCTAAAGAGCCTTCACCATACATTGCTAAACTAGAAATAGAAGGTCCTTCTAATACAGGGCAAATAGCACATCCTTCATCAAATTCTTTTCCTTGAATAGTTACTTTTTTTCCAGTAGGTACGGCACTTGAAGCTCCACAAAATGCGAATTGACCATGATGGATTCTTAATACTTTTTCAAATTCTTTTTCGGTTTGGCAACTAAATAATACTAAAGTTGCAATAAGTAATACTACGTTTTTCATAATTTATAAGTTTTAAAAAATTGATTCATCCCATTCCATATGCCCTTTAGAGTAATTTGTTACTCTATTAGCAAAAAAGTCTGTATGTTGCTTACCAGCTGATAAATGGTCAAACCATTTCATTCTTCCTACGGCATTCATATCAACGTTATCAATAATAGCTTTATAACCTAAATCTGAAAGTTTAGTATTTACCCTGTTTTTAATAAAATGAATTAAATCATTTTTATTACAACCTTCTAAATCTCCTAATTCATATACTTTATCAATAAAATCAAGTTCAAGTTGTAAAGAAAGTAATGCTGCTTCATTTATTGCTGCTTCAAGTTCTGGGGTTTTTAGTTCTGGGTTTTCCTCGATAAGTGTTCTAAATAACCAACATCCTGCTTCTGAGTGCATTGATTCGTCTCTAATACTCCATTCAACAATTTGACCCACTCCTTTAAGCTTATTTCGCATCTTAAAAGATAGGAGGACGGCAAAGGATGAGAATAAGTTAACTCCCTCGGTAAATGCGGAGAATATGGCAAGGGATTTAGCAATTTCGTGCCAATTTTTCTCACCATTAAAACTATCCCTAACAGACATAAGGTTTTCAATTTTAGCCATCGTAGTTTCGTCTTCGAGAAATTCTGAGAAGTCATCAAGTCCAAGTTCTTCATTTAATAGTGAATATGCTTCAGCGTGGATTGTTTCAAATGCGCCAAAGGTTGTAGCCATCATTATAACTTCTGGTTTTCTAAACCATTTTGTTACCAATCCTGACCAATAATCATTAACAACTGTTTCTGTTTGAGCAAATCCCTTTAGGATAGACCCAATAATATTTTTTTCGGTTTCAGTTAAGTTCTGTTTCCAGTCATTAACATCACTCATCATAGGCACCTCTGTGTGAAGCCAGTGTGCTTGTTGTTGTTTCATCCAATACTCATGTGCTTTTGGATATTCAAAAGGTTTATAAATAATACGTTCTTGCAGTAAAGATTTTTTCTTTGCCATTTAATTTTTTTGTTGTAAAAAGTTAGGAATTGAGTTCGAAAAACTTATTTTTTAACATTTGTTTATCAAACGTATCAAAATTATCATAACTATTAGAGTTAGGATTAGTAGTTTCAGCTTCGAACTCTTCATCTGGATCGTAATCGTGAACTTCGAAATGGCCTGTAGATGTATCAGCTTTTACACCAAAGGTTAAACCATCCATTCCGTATCTGTTCTTCATAATATGAAATCTACCTGTTCCGTTTACTTTATCTTTTGCTTTTCTTGAAAGAGACATACAGAAATCGGTAATCATAATTTTATCATATGAACCAGCTGCTTTATCACCTTCAATTACATCATCTTTAGCACCCGCCCTATTGACTTGAGATACCGACCATATAGGGATATCTAATTCACGAGCTAGACCTTTAGTGCTTGTATAAATATCATCTATTTCTCCTTTGCGATCTGCTGTTCGTTTTCTTGTAGAAAGAAGATCAACATAATCAATAATAATTAAATCAGGTTTAATACCTAAGTCATTTACTTTTCTAATATGTGATTCAATAGTTGAAATAGTCGCGCGTCCTGTGGGAAATTCTTTGATTACTAGTTCACCTGGTAGTTGTGGGATTATTTCTTCTACTTTATCACGTGAATTAAGAATTCTATCAACAGGAACATTTGCAAAGAAAGCGTCATATCTTCTTCCTACATAAGCTTCACCTAACTCAAGAGTATAATGGATTACATTATAACCTAATCGTACAGCATAACCACCTAAAGCAACTAAAGACCATGATTTACCACCACCAGGATTACCAAATATCAAACCAAAATCCCCATTCCCTAAACCTCCTTGAGTTAAATCATTAATGCGTTCCCAAGGGGTTGGGATTACAGTTCTAGAATCTTCTCTAAATCTTGATTCAATATCTTTATTATATTCGTGACCTACATTTTTATCCTGTCCTGCTTTTAAAGCATTTTCAACCATCATTTTGATTGAATCATAGTCACCTGCTTTTAACAAATCAACACTACTAAGTAATGCTGATTTTAATTGTTGATTTTTACAAAATGTTGAGAATTCTTCTCTTACATATTCTAAATCTTCATCTGAAGCTTCATATGCTTCTCTAAGTTGTTCTCTAATAGAAACTTTAAGCACCTCATTTGTTACCTTCTTTAATTCTACTTTTAGAATATCCATTGAAGGTGTAGTGTGATACTTATCGTAATATTTTAGGATCTCTTTTATAATCCATTTATGTGCTTGGTTATCCCAGTATTCCTCACTAATAATATCATGAATGTTTGTTAAAAACTCTTTATGAGTTAATAATGCTGATATTACTTTTATTTGGAATGCTGTACCATATTGATTAAGCGTAAGAAGTGTCATATAACTTTTTTTTTAAAACTTTAATTAAATATAAAAACTAATTTTTGTATTTCCAAATGTAACCCCCACAAAATTTAGCTTTTCCTACGAGAGCATTTTGGATTTTTAATCCTGTTTTTTCTTTAGCATCTTTGGCTGAAGGGTATTCTTTAATGAAATTACCATCTAAATCATATTGGAGTACTGGTTTGAAGGAAGAACTTCTATCTCGGGTTGAATGGTAAGCAGAAAGAAGTGGATTTTTTCCTCTTTTAACCCCCTTATCTTTCCGTTCAGCATATTTTCCACGTTTTAACCCCGTTCTAGATTTACTCATTTTTTTTCTTACTTCATCACTTCGTTTTTTTCCTTTTAAAGCATTGCTTATTTTCTTTTTCCCTTCTTCAGTTTGAGATGAATTGCCAAAAGCTTTGTTAGTCCTATTCATAAACTTTTTATCATTTTCAACATCAAAATAATTTAACCAATATTCTTCTCTTTCAGCTAAATGAAGAGGATTTAAACATTCTTCTAGTATTTCTTTTTTTAAATTATGGGTTCCTTCAGTTTTAATAATTTTTTTAATTTCAGTCCCACTACCATAGTAATTAGAAGAATTATTTTTATCTTTCCCAATATATTTTTTTCCAGTAGGAATGTGAGTTGTTAAATATACTACCATATCTTTTATTATAAATATGGTGGAAATTTGTTAAAGTCATGATTTATTATAACTTAATTTTTCAAAAACATCTTTTATCCAAAACTCTAAATTCCTGATTATACCACCTAATTTATCTTCGTTATAGAATGATATAAACTGGTCAGGAATATAATTTAATTCTTTAGATTTAACCACCTGATTTAGATAATTTTTATCATTTTCATCTAACATGGGGTTTGATAAATCCATAATTTTATAATTTTTCTCTAATGCATCAATATCTTGAATAACACGAGCATAAATTACATGCTCCTTAAACTTAGACTCACAAATATTATAAACATCATCTAATGATAAATCCCTTTCCTGCAATTCAGGAAATAATTTATATAACTTTTTTTCACCTAAACCTTTAACCCCTTTTACTTTATCAGAATTATCACCCATAAGTGTTTTATAAATGATAAAATTAGAAGGAGACATATTAAATTTTTGTTTAATAGTTTCTTCAGTGTAAAATTCTTTCTCCATTGGTCTATAAACAATTACATTTTTGTTTACTAACTGAAGGAAATCTTTATCTGAAGAAACGATAAATACTTTATCTTTTTCTTGTTCAGGTAATACAGTACATAAATGAGCAATAATATCGTCGGCTTCTACTTTATCAATAGAAACTGTCTTAACAGGTAAAGTTTTTAGATATTGAATGATACGAACAATTTGATCTACTTTAGCATCATCTTCATCCTCTAGATCATCAAATACTTCCCAATTAGTGATACGTTGCAAATTTCTACCTGATTTGTATTCGGGGAGCAGGTTTTTACGGTTATTAGCCGAACCTGCCCCATCGAATACTACATAAACACTAGTTGGATCAATTTGACGTATTAGAGCACCCAGCGAACGAAAGAATCCACCTAACCCCCCAACATGAATCCCATCAGGGTTTACCATATTAAGCATTGCAAAGTTTCTAAAGAATAGATTCAAACCATCTATCATTAATATTCTTTGTCCTTCTACAGTCTCTTCCCCTTGCTCATCAAGGTTATCAAGGAGCTTAAGTAAATCTTTCTTTTTCATATTTTATTGTGGTTCTGTAGTATGAGATTCAATATCAGTATAATCTTGATCTTCTTCAACTATATTGAAATCTACACCTCCTAAAATGCTTCTCCAAGCATCTGCCTGCTCGTCTTTGTAAGTTTTTAAAGCTTTATCATTATCTAAAATAAACCCGTGAGGTGTCATTACAATTTTACCTCTAGTGGTAACACCATTAATATGATTTTTATCAATCTGAATATTTACACGTTTAGCAAATTCTACCTGCTTGCCATCTTTAATTGCTTTAATTTTAGATGTACCCGCAGACATAACATTGCCAAATGTTACAACAAACGTTGAATCGAACCACATAGCGTATCCTCCCTTATTCATCAACTTGGGTTTCCCCATTGGAGATTCCGGTTTTAGAGTCCATACCTTATTAATACACACAAGGGTATTGATGTATGGGCTACTTTCCTTACGAGACAATACAATACGCTGATTTACATTGTTACCAAATTGAGTTGACATAGCACCAGCGTTCCATTCATTATTGTTCTTGTTTGATTTAATAGACATTTCACAAGGAACAGAACCAATTGAATCCCACAAGAAAAGCAAATCATAAGGTAAATTACCTTTTTTCTGCTCGTCAATTAAATCCAAAATAAAGCCAGCTACATCTTCAATTGAATTAATACTTTCACGATCCGTATAGATGAATTGACCATTATAATCTAGAATTTCTCCTGTTTTTTCATCTACAACTTCATTAACCTCAAGCCCCATTTGAATGGCATGTTCCCAGTTCCATTTCATCTCAGTGATAATGAATACTGGTAGAATGCCTCGCTTCTGGGCTGATACAGCTGCCTCTAGTAAGGCAGTAGTTTTACCTGTATCAGAATGCCCGCGAAGCAATACAATATGACCTTGAGGAATACCTGGTACCGAAGTAACTTCTTGATATGCTTCCGAAAGTGGAATCCAGGTTTGCTCTTTAAATTTAGCTTTTGATGTAAGTCCCTTCTTATTCTTAAAGCTATCTAGGTTAAAGTTCGCTTTAATTTCAGAGGAGACCGCCTCCGATAGAG